TATATGAAAGCATTAGAAGATGCTGATACAGATGCACAAGCTGCCAGTATTGCAAAGAAGAAAAAATTAAGAAATGCCCCTGCCGCATCTGCAATTTCAAACGCTGCAAATATAACTGCACTTAAAAATGCTTGGGATGCAGACGTTCTAGGTAAAAGTCCATACGCATAGGGAGAAGTAGATGGCTCTAACTAAAATAGGTAAAGAAGGTATCACAGGTGTATCTAATGCAGCAAATGCTACCTTCTTAACTGCTACATCAGCAGAGGGTGTAACTCTTGCAGGCACGTTAGCTGTAACAGGTGTGCATACTGTTGGGAATAATGCTGTTGCTACATCTGAAAATGGAGCAGTTACAACTAATATTACACAAGGGTTGGCGAAGTCTTGGGTAAGGTTTAAAGGGCCAGACACATTTGGAATTGCAGATTCTTTGAATGTATCTAGTATGGATGATAATGGAGTTGGTGATTATACAATAACCATACTTAATGACTTTTCTAGTGTAAATTATAGTATGACAGCCACAGGGTACAAACCATCTGCCCAACATGGGTTTATAACAAACAATAATATTAATTTTATTACAGCTGCAACAGCTAGAATTGAAACTGTTGAACATGATGGTGGACATAAAGAAACAGAATTTGAAGCAAATTGTGTTACATTTCATGGAGATTTATTATGAGTTATATAGGAACAAGTCCAAGTAATGGTGTCAGACGTAGATTTCAATTTACAGCAACAGCAGGACAAACAAGTTTTAGTGGTAGTGATGAAAATGCTATAACACTTACCTATGTTGATGGTTTGTATCTTGACGTATATCAGAATGGTGTAAAACTAAAATCTGGTGATGACTACACAGCAACTACAGGAACATCTGTCGTGTTAGCACAAGGTGCTTCTATTAATGATGTTCTTGAGTTTATATCATTTGATGTGTTTTCTGTTAATGATTCAGTAAGTGCAAAAGATGGTGGTAGCTTTGCAGGCAATGTAGCAATGGCAGGTACTCTTGGTGTAACAGGTGTACCTACGTTTACAGGTAGAAGTGTTCATAGTGGTGGCATAACAATAGCTAATGCAGGACAGATAGGTTCTGTAGGTGATGCAGATTCAATAGCAATAGCCTCTAATGGTGTTGTAACCTTTAGTCAAATTCCTGTGTTTAGTGCTGGTGGTGTTGGTTTAACAAGAGCAACAGAAGTGGACACTACTAGTGGAGTAGTTATAGACTTTACTGGAATACCAGCAGGAACAAAATTTATAAAACTTATTGGTGCTGGGATTAGTCATAATGCTGCATCTACTGGAGTACCTAGTAGTTATAATATGGTGCAAATAGGAGATTCTGGAGGATTTGAAACGTCTGGATATACTGGTTCTTTCTTTGAACAAAACTCTAATGGTGGTGATGGAGCTTGTAGAGACATGACAAATAGTTCTAATGGTACAAATGGAGCTTCTTGGGCAGTAACTAAAGCTACTAGTGCAAGTTCCCTTATGAATATAACAGTAGATATGAGATTAATAGATGAAGATACCTTTACTTGGGCTTATTCTTTTGTAAGTTCTTTTAATGGAACAGGTGTTTCACTAGGGGCAGGGGCTAAAACATTAAGTGCAGAACTAACACAAGTAAGATTTGGAACAGTAGGTGGAAACAATACTTTTGATGCTGGTAAAATGACCATACAATTTGAATAGGAATAGATATGTCTAACGTAATAGAAGTAAATGTTGTAACTGGACAAAAAACAACTCGTGATATGACTGCTGCAGAAAAGCAATTTGTAATAGATTCTGCACCTAGTGCCGATGATAAGTTAGTTGTTTTAAGAGAAGAAAGAAATAGACTTTTAAAAGAAACAGATTGGATGGCTGGTTCAGATGTTACTATGAGTAATGATTGGAAAGCATATAGAAAGTCGCTACGAGATATAACAGATTCTTATAAATCAATGGATGCAGATGGTTTTGCTTTCCCAACAAAGCCAAGTTAAGGAGTAACAAATGACTAAAGCAGCAGAACTCGCAAAAATAGGTGAAGTCGCAACCAATAGTCAGATTGGTGGGAGAAGGAATATTGTCATCAATGGTGCTATGCAAGTGGCTCAGAGAGCAACGACTGTTACTGGACTAGGTGCAACTGCTGATACTGGTTATCAAACTGTAGATAGGTTTAGAATGACTTGTGGTAATACAGCAGGAAGATTTACACAATCACAAGTTGCAGATGTACATGATGGATTTGCATTTGCATTAAAACTTGATTGCACAACTGCCGATACATCTATTGCAGCGGCTGAATCACTTATATTAGAAACAAGATTTGAGGGTCAAAATTTACAACAACTAAAAAAGGGTACAAGTGATGCTGAAAAATTTACTGTGTCTTTTTATGTAAAAGGTAATGGCAATGCAACATACACTTGTGAATTACGAGATCAAGACAATACAAGGAACATATCACAAGAATTTGCTGTAACTTCAGATTGGAATAGAATTATCCTTACTTTTAATAATGAAACATCAAATGCTTTAGATAATGATAACGCATCAAGTATGGTTTTAAATATATGGTTACACGCAGGGGCTAACTTTACAAGTGGAACTCATGCAGTAAACACATGGCATACAACTAATGCAAATAGATTATCAGATAGTCAATCTTCTTTTTTCTCAAGCACAGATAATACATTCTTTTTAACTGGAGTGCAGATGGAAGTCGGCTCACAAGCCACACCATTTGAGCATAGGTCATTTGGGGAAGAACAAGAACTTTGCAAAAGATATTTCCAAAAGATAAATAATCTACAATGTTTTGCTACTACAAATACATCTGAAAGACTAAGAATCAATGCTAATTGTATTCCTGTAATGAGAGCAGGAGGAACAGCCGTTATTATTGCTGCAATGAGGTTTATTAATGAAGGAGCAGCTTATTACTCTGCTGATACTAGTGAAGCACAGGCAGGGCCTAAAGGAGCTGCAGCATTTCAAATGGACATTGATAATTTCTCAACTAACTCAAATGGAGATGGTGGTGGAACTACCCCCACTAATTCTGCTGCTTTTCTAGGAGAAGCCGATGCTTTTATTTTTACTTATGATGCAGAATTATAGGAGTTGACATGATTATAAAAACAGCAAAATATTTACCTAACCTAGATGGAAATAATGGTGATGTCATACTACTTACAGTAAAGGGGAGTGACTTAAAATATTCAGTTCCTGTAAACACAGCCAACAGACACTACATAGCAATCCAAGAATGGGTAGCTGAAGGCAACACAATAGCAGATGCCGATTAGAGGTATTTCTTTTTTTATAAATACTAACAAAGAGAAATATTTATAAAAGGGAAAACAGATGGCAGTACCAAGTTCAAAATCAACACTTAAAACTTATTGTCTAAGGTCTTTAGGTTTTGGTGTTATAGACATAAACGTATCTGACGATCAGATTGACGATAGAATTGACGAAGCGTTACAGTTCTTTGCACAGTATCACTATGATGGTATTGAGAGAATGTATCTTAAATATCAGATAACTGCTGATGACCTTACAAGAGCTGCAACAAACACAACTACAACTGCAACAGATTCAATAGATAGTTCTATTACTGCATCTTTTGGTGAGGGTAATGGATTTATTCCTATGCCGTCTTCTGTTGTTTCTGTAGTAAATATATTCCCTTTTGATGACAAAGCAACAAACAATATGTTTGATATTCGTTATCAACTTAGATTAAATGATTTGTATGATTTTAGTTCTACATCAATTATACACTATCAAATGACTATGCAACACTTAGATTTTCTTTCTCACATATTAGTTGGAGAGAAACCTCTAAGATTTAATCAACATCAAAATCGTTTATATATTGATATGGACTGGACAAATGATGTTTCTACTGGAGAGTTTTTAATTATAGAGTGTTATCGTAAAATAGACCCAGCATCATATTCTGATATCTTTGATGACATTCATTTAAAACGATATGCAACTTCTTTGATTAAAAGACAATGGGGTGCAAACCTTTCAAAGTTTGCTGGTGTTGCAATGTTGGGTGGTGTGACTATGAATGGTGAAACCATATATCAACAAGCACAAGAGGAAATCGAAAAATTAGAGGAATTAATAACAGTAACTAATTCTCCACCTATGATGTTCGGCATGGGTTAATACCATGGCAGTCAATAGTGCATTTCATACAAGTAACTCACACTCTCTTGCAACAGAGAGAAGTTTATACCAAAATCTAGTCAAGGAAGCGATACAGATTTATGGACATGATGTTTATTATGTCAATCGTGATACAGTTGCTTTAGATAATGTACTTGGAGAAGACACTCTTTCTAAATTTACAAAACAAACACCAATCGAAATGTATGTAGAAGACTCAGAGAGTTTTGGTGGAGATAAAGAAATTATTAATCAATTCGGTTTAGAGAATCGTAATGAGATTACATTCGTAGTTTCCAAAGAACGATTTCAAGAAATGGATAGTCAGTTTGTTATTGAAAGTGGAACGGACACAACTGGTGGTGGTATACTTTTAGAAGCTGGAAGTATAGACCAATCTGGTAATTCATCTACACTTACAAGTGTACAAGGAGATAATAACTTTTATGTATTACAGGATATTGCTTCGACAGATGCAGATAGACCACAGGAAGGTGATTTAGTTTATCACCCTATCTTTGCAAAAATGTTTGAGATAAACTTTGTAGACCATGATGAACCTTTTTATCAACTGGACAATAACCCAGTATATAAAATAAGATGTAAGCAGTTTGAGTATAGTTCAGAATCTATTGATACTGGTATTGAAACTA